TTAGAGCATCTACATCTACGTCTGGATTTGCAACTACAAATAATCCAACTGCAACTAGAGTAACACTTATTTCACCAACAACACGTCACTTAATTCATTTTGGAACTGAAACAACTATTGGATCACCTTCTACACAAGACGATATGTTTATAAGATTTTCTGAAGATGAAAATATAAATGCATATACACCAGAAGCAACTAACACAGCCGGTACACAAAGAATACAAGATGGTACTAAAATTGTAGGAGCTTTGGTTGCAAAAGAAAATATTCTAGTATGGACAGATAATGCACTATACACAATGAAATTTGTTGGAGCTCCTTTTACATTTGGCTTTGAACAAGTTGGTACTAACTGTGGATTGATTGGTAAAAATGCAGCAATTGAGATTGATGGTGTTGCATACTGGATGGGTAATAATGGTTTTTTCTCATTTGATGGTACTGTAAATACTTTACCTTGTTCTGTTGAGGATTATGTTTACGATGATGTAGATACAACTAAAGGTCAACAAGTTTGTGCAGGCATTAATAACCTATTTACTGAAGTTACTTGGTGGTATCCAACATCAGGATCAGATTTTAATAATAGATATGTAGTTTATAACTATGGACAAAACAATGCAAGATTACCTATGGGTAACTGGTATACAGGAACTAATACTAATTCTATTAGAACAACTTGGATTGATTCTTTAGTTTATCCAAAACCATATGCTACAGCATACAGCAGTTCAGCCACAGGTTCTTTTCCTGCAATCATAGGTGAATCAGGTTTAGGTAGAAGTGTATTGTTTGAACACGAGTCGGGGACCGATCAAGTAAATCCAGATGGTAGTGTAACCACACTTACTTCTTTTATTCAATCATTTAGTTTTTCTTTGCAACCAGATCAAGCAGAAGTATTTTTAGCGATGAGAAGATTTTTACCTAACTTCAAAGTATTGACAGGTAATAATCAAGTAACATTATCTATAAAAGATTTTCCATCACAAGATGATATAGAAACTGCTTTAAGTCCTTTTATAATTAATTCTAGTACATTAAAAGTTGACACAAGAGCAAGAGGAAGATATGCAAATATAAAAATAGAAAATACTGGTGTAGGCGAGTCCTGGAGATTTGGTACGTTTCAAGTTGACATACAACCAGATGGAAGGAGAGGATAATGACAAAAGTTGTAGTAAGATTACCTGAACCTAAAAAAGAATATAGTGAAGATAATCAAAGACAAATTAACAGAGCGTTAACTACAATCATTGAACAATTAAACTCTACATACTTAACACAACTTAAAGAGGACTCGGAAAGATATACGTGGTTCGGATTAGGATAAATGGCAAATATATATAAAAACCAAAAATTAGATTTAACAACTAACACAGTTACAACTTTATATACTGTAGCATCTAACTCTAGAGCTATTGTAAAATCTATATTAGTTTGTGATGACACAAACAATGGTAGTGATATTACAGTAGACTTATTTAATGGAGATCCAGCATCAGCTGATAAATTTACTATATTTAAAAATAAAACTATAGCAGGTAATGCTACAGAACAATTATTAAATGAGCCTTTAATTATGCAAGAAAGTGAAGTATTACAAGTAACCGCTGCAGATGCAAATAGATTGCACGTTGTGGCATCTATACTAGAAATTAACAGGGAGGACAGATAATGCCGTTTATAGAAACAGAAGCTTCTGTTAGGTATGAAACAATTGATGGTAAAAGAGTACCAGTAATTACACCTAAAACAGAGGTAACTTTAACTAATACAGAAACAGGCCAAGAATATATGTCAGATGCGGAAGCGTTAGCGGATGTACAAAATCCAAATACAGACACCAAATCAGAACATATACGAAGAGACGTAAATGTGACTGTAGAAGAGATAAAGATAGGCGCTGGTTTTAATATCAGCGATTGACGAATGTATAAAAACCTTGTAAATTGTGATACACTCGCCTATTTACAAGCTTTGCGTACTTGCTATCAATATATAATTTAAAGAGAAAATATGGGATTTTTTAAAAAAATATTCAAACCAGTTAGAAAAGTACTCGATAAGGTTATACCTAATGAGATAAAACCTTTCTTACCCTATGCTGCTGCAGCTGTTCCTTTTTTAGCACCTACTTCAGGCATATTCGGAACGATGGCAGGAAGAGCAGCTTTATCTGGTGGTGCTAATATATTTTCACAATTAGCACAAGAAGGCACAACAGAAGACGATCTTAATTTATTATCAGCTGGTATAGCAGCGGCGTCAGGTGCATTAGCAGCACCAGGAGCAAGTTCAAAACTTGAGACTTTAAAATCTCCCGCAGGAGATTATGCTGGAGCTCGAAATATATTTCAAAAAGGAAGAGATTTAGGAATTACAGGATTACAAAAAGCTTCTAACTTTTTATCAGCTGAACAAGGTAGTGGTGGTGTAGGTGATATACTTCGACCTGGAGGTACTTCACTTGGATTAAATGCAGCTTCAGCAACAGCTGTAGGTGTTCCATTAGCTCAAGGAACGGGTGATGCAATGTACACTGAAGGTGTGCTCGCACAAAAACAACAAATTATAGATGATGCATTAGCAGCAGCAGAGTTATTAGCGGATAGTGGAGCTAGAGCTGACGCAATTAGAAATGCAATGAGCGCATATCAATTCTTTACTGAAGAAGAAATTGAAGAAACAATCGCATCAGCAGGATACAGAGCTGGTGGTAGAGTAGGATTTAACCAGGGTGGATTAAATGCATTGTTAGGTCAAACTCCAGGTCAAATGGATACAGAATCTAGTATAGAATCTAGTTATGAAATAGACAACAAACCCATTATAATTAAATTTTATTCTAAAGAAGATAGTGGCAGAAGAAATGAAGCTTTTTATGAAATTATGGATCCCATAACAGGTAGTAGATCTAATATATCTAAAGAAGATTACATTGAAAAATATGGTGAACCGAAAGCCAACGGTGGTAGAGTAGGTTTAAGATTTGGTGGTATTGGTGATGCTGTTGAGAACATAGAAGATGAAGAGATAAAAGAGTCTGCAAAATTTGCTATGAACGATATGGATATACCTATTATGGATTTAGTTGAAGAATTTGAAATACAATTTAAAAGAAAACCTAATAGTATAGAAGAATTAAAACAATTTTACAAAGACCGATATGAATACAAAGGTCCTGGTGATAATGTAAAAATGAAAGAAAAAATTAAAGAAAAAATAGTTATGGAAGCTAAAGATGGTGGACTAATGAATCTTGGTGGTAAAGAAATGGATTTAAGAGGTGGAGGATTTGTACCAATAGGTAAAAAAGAAAGAGCAGATGATGTACCTGCAAGACTTTCTAAAAATGAATTTGTAATGACCGCCGATGCTGTTAGAGCAGCAGGTGGTGGCAGTGTTAACGAAGGTGCAAAGAGAATGTATGATGTAATGAATAAACTAGAGGCAAGAGCATAATGGCTGAAACAACTACAATAACAAAACCAGCACCGATACTAGAAGGTTCGCTTACCGCCTTTTTAAAATCAATTGATAAATTAGGTGCAGGTGCAGTACCTTCTACATTTACAGGTATTGATACATCTGTATATGCACCTAAAGTTGCAGCAAGAACACAAGCACAAACAGATGCATTAGCAGCAGCAACAGCTCCTGCAATGACAGGTTTAGTTGGACCTGATGCATATCAACAGTTTATGTCTCCGTATCAACAACAAGTTATTGATACAACATTATCAGAATTTGATAGACAACAAACTATTGCAGATACAGCTAGACGTGATCAAGCTATTCAAGCTGGTGCTTATGGTGGTGGACGAGAAGGTGTGCTTGCAGCAGAAGCGGCAAGAGGTGCAGCAACTAACAGAGCAAACTTACAAGCACAATTATTAGCACAAGGATTTCAACAAGCACAAGCAGCAGCGGCACAAGATTTGGCGGCAAGACAAGGACTTGGTGGATATCAAAGTCAATTAGGTCAAGCGCAACAACAATACGATCAAGCAATATTAGATGCTAATCAAATAGCAGCAAGAGAAGCAGAGTTTCAACCATTCACACAAATAGGATTGATTGGTCAACAACTTGCACAAATTCAACCGGGAGCATTCCCAACCCAAACAGTTGGATATGCGCCACCAGCAGCTCCGGCTAGTCCTATGG